GGCGCGGCCGTGTTCAGGATGAGGACATAGTTGTCGCCAGAAAGAAGCACCGCGCCCGCCGTGAACGCGCCCGTGCTCTGCCCTGTCGCCGTATAGGTGATGCTGGCTCCCGTGACCTTCGAGACGAGGTTCCCGGCCGTTCCGGCCGCCGCCGGTGAGGTGATCCGGTGCTCGATTGTCCCGCCGTTGTTCCGAACACCGACCTGGAAGCACTGGATTTTCTGCATCCGAATGCCGAGGTCGGTGCCCCTCGTGTACACATCCCCGTTCGTGTCCACAGCCAAGCCGTTGCCGAGGGTTGCTCCTGCCGACAGTCCGAAGGCGTTCAGGGAGTCGTCATACCCGAGGATGAACTTGTCCGTGCCGGTGCCGCCTGCATTGTCTTGAAAGATGAGCCCCGCGTCGTCCGCTGCGTTGACACCAATGACCCGACCCCGGTAGGCGTTCCCGACCGCAGAGAGGAGTTTCCCCGCGTTGTTCGCCTGAGAGTTGACGTAGTTGCTCCCGGCTGCGAACGCGCCAACGCCGCGAAGCGCGTTCTCGAAGCGGTCAATCAGGTTGAAGTAGTCGTCGGGGAACGAGTACTGGTCGGTGCTCAGCCCCGCCTTGTTGATGCCGTGGTATGTCGTCGCTGAACGAGCCATCCCGTACGCCCCCTTTACGGCCGCCTATTGCCGCGTGCAGACGGCGATCTCCAACGAAGAGCCCGTCGGCGTGCCGGTGCCCTTCGCCGCGATCCGGAGCGACTTCGCCACGAAACCGCCCAGGTCCACCGCTCGCTTCGACGACGCCGTGAACGAGTACTCCCGCAGCGCCCCGTTCGCGTCCGTCTGCTGGAACCAGTCGTTGCCTTCCGAGAACTCCGCCTTCACCTCGGCGCTGGTGAGCGATCCGAGCGTCAGCGACAAGAAGACCGTCGCCTTCGATACCCCGCTCACGTCCACGGCCGTCCCGGCCACGTACGATGCCGTCAGCGCCGTCGCGGATCGCACGAGCGTCCGGTCGCGGGTCAATGCGTCAAATGCGCGTGCCATCGCATCCTCTTTCCCCGATTGGGGCGGGGTTGCGCCGCCCTCTTCTCTCCGTCGGGCGCGGAGACCACGCCCCTAGTGCGCGGCGAGCCGTTCGCTGAGGAAGCGCCCTAGCGCGTTCGCCACGGGGACAACCACCATCATCACCGCTCCCACTGCGCCCGCCGTCTTCCACCGATGCCGCTCCAGGTCGCGGATGCGCGACTCATGGTCGGAGAGAACGCGATCGGTCGCCTCGATCAGGTTCGTCACGCGCTCCGTCAGAGTCGCGATCCGCGTCTGCAACTCGTCCACCGCTTCGAGAACTCGCGCCTCCATCGTCCGTCTCTCCCCTGCTGACCCCCTGCACTTCGATCTCCCAGCGGCCGGGAGTGGGTAGCCACGTGGGCACGAGATTCACCGACGCGAGATGTCCCACGATCACGTCCACATGGCAGTGGAGAGGGATTCCCGCGTCCCGGCAGCGCTGGGAGAAGAAGACGTCCTCTCCCACCGGCTGCCCATCGTCTGTCTGAGCGGATAGAGAGAACCACGGCCGCTCCAACCGCCGGAAGACGTCCGTCCGGACCAGGAGGCCGCAACCTCCCACGACCGCGGCCTCGTGCAGCCCCCGGACCCGCACGCCGGCCGGCTCCCCCGAATCTGTCGGCCACGTCGGCCGGAACAGGTACCGTTTTCCGCTCGACCGTCCAAACAGCGGCAGATGCGGCGGCCTCCGCTGCACCGAGAACCCGCACACGACCTCCACCCCACTGGACAGGAGCGTCGTCAGGCAGTCCTTCGGGTAGACCATGTCCGCATCCGCCATGAACACGTGGCTGAAACCGCCCTCCAAGCCGAGCCGGGCGATCTCCTCCCGCATGTGCGCCACCGATACCCCATCCTGGAACACCACATGGTTGTCCGCGGGAACATCCAGGCACCACAGCGAGCGTGCCGCCTCCGCCGGAACGTGCCCCCACGTCAGCGGCACGCCGATCAGCACCTTCACGCGCTCTTCCCCGAAGAGCACCGGGATGTCGGGAAGAGCGCCCGCCGCCGCAACACCACCGGAGACCATCACGCCACTGCGTTGATGAACAGGTACCCCGCCGTGTTCGCCACCACCCGGGCGTCCCACTGCGCCCGCACGCGCACGCCGTCCGCGTTCCCGCCGTCCGACTTCCGCCATCGCTCCGTCGTGAAGTCGTACCCCCGCCAGACGAACCAGTACGCGAAGGAGAGCGTGCGCAGGCCCGGATTCGGCGCCACGTACAGCAGCGCCGCGTGCTTGCCCCAGATGCGCGCGTAGGAAGACGTCTCCCCCTCGGCGGCGGTGTCCTCGATGGCCCGTCCCACCAGCACCTGCTCGACGTCGAAGAGCCCCGCCAGAAGGTCGGGCGTCACAACGCCCCGCTGGCTGTACTTGATCCGGTCGAGCACGTCCGGATGGTCTTGCAGTTTCGCGTACACCTGCTCGCCCAGCAGAAGCGCGTTCGGCTGTCGCCCGATCTTCCCGCTGACCACCATCTTCCCGGAGCGCACGTCCTCAATGGGATTGGAGGTCGCGTCGCTCCATTGGTTCGCGCCGGCGAGCGTCGTCGTGTGGCCGGAGGCGTAGTTCCCCGACCCGAAGAGCAGAGACGCCGCCTGCTTCTCGAACTTCATCAACACCTTGTCCGCGCAGTACTCGACCGCCTGCCGGTCGAGGTCGAGGCCCTCATCCGCGTTGTCGCGCTCCTCGTCCGCCACGTAGGTCGCCATCGAGTACTGCACCGTCGTGTAGTTCTGCGTCGAGAGGCGATACCCGCCGACCGGCCCGGTGGTAACCGCCGCCCGAACGTCCGCCTCGTTGCGGAACCAGTCGCCCTGCGTGAACTCATAGAACTTGTCGGAGGCCTTCCGCACCAGCACCTTCGGAATCGCACGCGGCGCGACGTAATCGCTGTTCCGGTACGCCACCGAGAGATTCGACAGGACGCTGTCCTGGTGCACGTCTTTCGCCGTCGGCAATGCCATGTCCGATGCTCCTCATGAATCCAGAAGAGAGGAGAAAGGAGGTGAGAAGGGGAAGAGGCAGCAAAACGACTCTTTGCTCCTGTATTCTGCCCTTCTGTCCTCCTGTCCTTCCTATTCTCAGTGCCTCTGCTGCGGTCCGGTCAACAGGACGGGGATGATCTTCCCGGCCGCGCTGGACGCGGCGAGGGCGATGCCGTTGTACCAGTCCCCGGCGATGGACTTCTTTACCGCCCGGCCCTGCGCGTCCGTGCCCACGGTGTCCCCGATGGCGATGGCGACCGTCGAGCCGTCCGACACGACCTTCGCGATCGCCCCCGCCAGCGTCGTCACTTCCGCCGCCTCCTTGGCGCCGGGGTCGTTCTGCAGCACGCCCACCGGAACGTCCCCGGCGTTGTCGCACACGTCCACCATCCCGGCCGTCGCCGAGAGCTCGACATAGCGGAACTGACTGCTGGAAAGGTCGTTCTCCGCGACGAAACTCACGCCGTTGCCCGCTACCAGTTGCTGCGTTGCCATACCTTGTCTCCGTCTCTTGCCGGCAGACGTCCGTGTCAGCCGCTGTCCTGGTCTACTGCGCTACACCCGACGCGCTCTCTCCCGGTACGCGCGCACGAGCTCCGGCCGCTCCCGCTGCACCAGCGCCAAGGCCGCGCCGTAGGTGATCTCCGTCGGCGCCCGGCCTGGCACGTCCACCTCCTCGTGCAGTTGGCGCATCCGCTCCTGCACGGCGGCGTCGAGCGCCTCCGTAGGGTCGGCGTACGCCTCCCTGTGCTCCCCCTCCGCTGACGAACCGAACTCCCCGAAGCGCACGACCGCCGGGAGAGTCCCCAAGACGCGCTCGAAGCGCGGGAAGTCCGCCTCGGCGAGCTCGCGCAGCCAGCCCTCCATCGCCGGCGTGACACGCCCTTCCCGTTTCGCGTCGAGGAGGCGCCTCTCCACGCGCTCGCGCCGGAGCTCCGCCTGCAGGCGAGCAGTTTCCTCCCCGAGACGACGCACCTCGGACAGCAGGGCGGTCTCCCGCTCCGACAGGCCGACCGCGCGTTCTCGCGGTTCGCCGTCCGCCGGAAGGGTGTCCTCTTCGGGTTCGTCGGCGTCGTCGCCTTCGCTCCATCGGATCGTCGCCTCGCGCATGTTCTTGATGAAGGGGCGGTTCGTCAGCGCCCCGCCGAGCATCGTCGGCCCGTGGAGCACGCCCTCTTCGTCCACGTATGCCAGGTCGTACTCGATGGAGATGTACTTGAAGATGTTCCCCTCCACGAGCTCCCGGCCCGCCGCCGTCCATTCCACATCGCCCCACAGTTCGTCGCCGCCGTTGTCGGTGTAGAGGCGCCGGAACCACCCGGCAGCCCCTTTCTCCGGCTGGTGCTCGACGTCGAGGGCGATGTCAACGCCCCGCACACGGTCCTTGAAGTTGCGAACCAGCGCCGCGTAGAGGTCGCCGTTTACCTGCAACTTCCCGTACCATCCGTGCGCGAACGTGCCGCTGCGCAGCAGTTGCACCGAGGAAAGCGGCGGGCCCTCTTGCGAGCCCCGTGTTGCGACCGTCTCGTTCAGGCGGACCGTCCCGAAGACTCTCGCGTTTCCCGGTTTCATCCTTCTCTCTCCTGCCTCCTATCTTCTGCCTCCTGTCTCCTCTTCGGAGGCAGGTCCAGGCTCTCGCGCACCACCGCCTCGATGTCCTCGCCCGGCGTGATGATGCGGCCCCGGACGAGCAGGTCGAGCGTTTCCGCCAGGCCGCGACTGTCCGTGTTGCGGAGTTTCCCCCGCACTTCGGGGATGGACACGTCCTCGCCGAAGTTCCACCGAGCCAGTTCCGCGACCGCGTCGCGGTTCAGCGTGTCGCAGATGTGCTGCAGCAGTCCGTTCAGCGTCATCAGGAAGAGGTCCGTCTGCGACTGGCTCAGGGCGAAACTCCCCACGTTCGTCTGCCCCAGGTTGAGGAACTGCGCCAGCGCCGCCTTGGCGATCATCCCGTTGTGGTGCTCGATCAGCGGCATGTAGGCGAACCCCCGCGCCGTGGTCAGCGCGAAGTGGAAGTCCTCCGGAAGGACGATCCCGGCCTCCTCGTTCGCGCGGAACGCCTTCACGATGGCGATGGCGCGCTCGCGGTCCGCCTCGGACGCCGTCCGGGGGATCGTCATCGTCGGAATGCCCACGCCCGTGCGCTCCGCCGAAAGCGCGGCCAACTTGTAGAGCGTGTCTTTGTGCCACCAGTGCTTGTACACATCCCGCAGAAGGCTCCGGCCCTCGAAGTTCCCGCCCTCCTGGCGATAGGTGAATCGGAGCAACTTCGACGCCGGAATCACGACATGGCGCTGCGTCTCGCCGTACACCCGTTGCTCGACGCCCTCGAGGTCCCCGTTCGACGCCACCAACCACCGCGCCACCGTCCGGGGAAGGCGCGGCGCGAACTTCCGCCAGGCGATCCGGCCGTCGCTGCGCAGCCGGTACACCTTCTCGAAGAGCATCACCCCATACGGGAGCATCAACATCGCCTGCCGCAGGAAGTCGTCGAGCGTCGTCTCCATCTCGTAGAGCGCGCCTTCGACGAACGCGGCGACGCGCTTCCCCTTCGCCGTGTCGTCGCCGGGCGCCACGTGCAGGTCAGCGGCCCGGATGGGGAGCTCCATCACGTTCAACAGCGCGGCGACCTGCGCGTCCGCGCGCATCTTCGTGTAGACGTCGTACTTCCACGGTCCCCGAAGGTCCGGCTGGTACTCGTCGAGGATTTCGCCGGAGAAGAGCTCCGTGCCGGTCGCGCCCACCTCCGTCAGGAGGTCGTCGCGCGGAGGACCTTCCCGGAACGCCAGCCGCAAGAGTGCGCGCGCCCGCCGCCAACTCAGGTTCATCGCGTCTCAGTCCTGTTCTGCGCTCGGCGCCGAGCGTTCCGTCGTCTTGCCTTGCGCTTCCGCCCTGGCTACGCGATCCCTCCATCCGGGTGTCTGGAAGTGCACCTGCTCCGGGAACCGCTCCCAGTCGCCGGCCCACTCCAGGCCCACTTCGCGGCCGACGTCGCCCATGCGCCGCAACAACTCCCGGTCGCCCCACGCCGGCTTGCCGTGCACCAGCGGAACGGCGTCGAAGGCGTATCCGTAGTTGTGCGCCGACTCGCCCGGGAGCGCGTTGGTCAGGACGCGGCGCCCCGGCTGGGGGCCGGCGGACTGCACCAGTTCCGCCACCCACGCGCGCCCCTGCTCGTACAGCCGCCGCACCACCCGCTCGATCAGCGAGCGCGCCCGACCCATCCGCCACAGCCGCGCCTGTTCTGCCAGCGTCCGCCGCGTGCAGTAGATCAGGATGTCCAGTCCCGCCTGCGCCGCACGGCGAAGGAACTCCTCCGCCGCCGACCGCGTCACTTCCTGCAGGTCGTCCAGTCGCCGCGATGCCATGGTGTCCTCCTATCTCGACGCAGAACTACAACGGACTACGCCGGAAACCGCCGCGCCAGCGGGCGAGCCTCGCCCCAGTCCACGGCGCGGAAGGACGCCAGACCCGCCGACGAAGATGCCGCCAAAGCCAGCATCAGCGAGTCCCCGAAGTCCGGGCTCCGCCCGAGACGCCGCTTCGTCTCCTCCTTGCGCTCCACTTGGATCTGGCCCCGCGACGTGTAGGCGAACCGCGGCGCCGTCAAGTCCTCCACGAGCCGCGGATGCGCCGGCAACGCCGCCGCCGTCCGTACCCACTCCCGGACGTTCCACCAGAGCTCCGTCCGCCGGTTCACGAACCGGTCGCGCTCCGTGGCCGGCTCGCCACCGTGGACCGCCTCCACCGGGATGCCCAACTCCCGCAACCGGTCGGTCACCCCGCCGCCCACCCCCACGTCGTCCACAGCGATCACCTCGACTCCCAGCGACTGCCGCAGATGCGCGATCCGTCCCGCGATGTGCATTGTGTCCCGCTGGTACTCCGAGATGACCTGCACCACCCGGTCGCCCTCCACGAGCGTGTACACCGTCGCATCGTCGCCGAACCGGGCCACGTCCACCCCCAATCGGCGCTTCGCCGCCGAGGGCGCGCCACGCCCTTCTGTGTCGTCCGAGGCGAACGCGGGCAGGCGTCTACCCCGCTCAATCGCATCCTCGACCCATTTCAGAGGAATGAGTTGATCGTCCCCGGCGAGCGGGAACTGTCCCAGAACCTTCGACACGTACAGCGGCGAGTCCGTGCCCCACTCGCGGGCCTTCTCCTCGACCCACTCGCGCGTCACCAACCGGCGGCGCAGACCCTCGGAGACGGCCTCGCCCGTCAGGTTCGGAGAGTCGAGACAGGGAACCCGCACGGTGTTCCACCCGGACGACCGGCACGCTTCGTAGAAGTGCCCCTGCTGCGATGTCGGGTTGCCGATCATGAGGAAGTGCGCGTCGCCGCCGCTCATCAACGAGTCGGCGCCCTCGAAGATCTCCCGCCGCACGCCCGGAGCCTCGTCCAGAATCACCAGCACGTGCGCCTGGTGGAATCCCTGGAAACTCACGCTCTCCTTCGGAGAGATGCCCAACGCGAACCAGTCGTCCCGCACGCGTAACTGCGTCATCAACATCGCTCCGGGGAAGTGCTGCGGCCGCAGGCGCGCCTTGAAGAGCGTGTTGATCTCGCTCCAAAGCAGACGCCTCACCTGGACCCACGTAGGAGCCGTCGTGATCACCTTCGACGGCTTCCGAAGGAACAAGAACGCCAGCGCCGCAACCGCCGCCGCGAACGTCTTGCCGACCCCGTGCCCGGCCGGAACAACCGTCCGTCGGTTCTCGAACACCGAGCGAAGGATGTCCCGCTGGCGGCTCCACAGTTCCACCCTCAGGACCTCTCGCGCGAACGCGACCGGGTCGCGCCGGTACCGCCGATACCGATCGGCAAGGCTCTTCCCCTTCCGCCCGCGAGGTGGCCTCCGAACAGGCCCCTTCCTCCCGTCTCCTGACTCCTGACTACTTGCCTGTCGTCTGTGAGCCGCTCTCCGAGCCGGCTTCCTCGTCGCTTTCCGGGGCTTCGTGGAGGAGAAACCTGTCCCACCGGGGGCCGCCGCTGGTCTTCGCCGGCGCCGCAGGCAGCCACCCGCCCAAGATCAGCAGAAGCCGCGTGGCGCTGATCTTGCCCTCCTTCGAGTCCTCGTCCAGTCGCTCCCGCAGTTCGCACTCTTTCTCCAGCCGCCACACCCGCACCTGCCGGACGAACTCCTCCGACTCTGCCGCCGACTCGTCCAAGCCCAACAACAGGGCAATCTCCTCGGCAGAGAAGCCGAGCCCGGCGTAGTGCCTGCCGCTCTTCTGCGCGCCATCGTCCCGCTGGCTGTCTGCGCTGTCCGTGGTGCTCCGTGTGGAGCGGTTTCGCGGCATGGGTCGTGATCTCCTTGCGCATCCCGTGCTCGCCTTCCGCGTGCAGCCTTCCCAACGAACGGCGGGGGAAATGGTGAACTTTTTCCTGCGTCCCTTTGGGGAAGAAACTCCTGACACGCATGCGCTTGGTGCTATACTGGCTTCGGGCTTCTGGAGTGACTCCCGCGCGTCACGAACAAGGGACACGGTTGGATGGCTCAGGAGCGTCCACCTCCGAAGACGGTACCCGTGGCGCTCTTGGAGTTGCTCACCGCAATCGTCGATCGTTTCCGGTGGCTGCCGATTCCGCTGCTCGTCGTGCTGGGGGTGCTCTTTCTATTTCCAAGCGACTAGCATCATCAGCCTGTCGTTCTGAGCCGATGGTGAAGACTCTCGAATGGAGGAGAAGAGGAAGGGAGGAGACAACAAGGACAAGAGCGCCTCTTGCTCCTTCCCCTTTTCCCTCCGTTGCAAAGGTGCTTTGCTTCGCTCAGCATTACATCTGCGATAAGGGCTCTAATAGCCGAGAGAATGTCTGAGGGGAAAAGCCATGCTTGCTCTTGCCGTATTCTTCGCGGGATGGGCTCTTGCCCTACTGGCAAACTCCTACCGCGGTTGGGTGAACGACGAGACTCGCTACCGTCTCTTTGCGCTCCGAGATAGAATAAGACGAATTCCAGCAGACGGTAGAGAATTTCCTCCGGAAAAATGGGAGTTGTTTCACACATTCGACGGGTCGTTATCTCGTGTTATTGAGCGGATTGACTCGATCACACTGCCTTTTGGCCTCCTTGCTCTCGAAAGGATTGAGAAGGCTGAGAAGGAACGACTCCTGTGGTTCCTCAAGGCGATTACCGAAGACGAGGACTTCTCGGCGCCATTCTGGTCCTATTGGTCCGTGACGGTGAAGGATTTGACGAATTCCGCCGTTCTTCCTGATAGAGAGGAAGAACGATGGGAAGACATCGCACGTATGTGGTTTCGCTGGATCAGGAAGAAAGGGAACGTCTGGAATCGCTGGTCAGGAAGGGGCGGGAATCGGCGCGGGTGATTCGTCGGGCGCACACGTTGCTGATGGTGGCAGACGGGCGCTTGAACCGGGAGATCGCCCCGACGCTTCGGGTGAGCGAACAGACGGTCATCCACACCACGAAGGCTTACGTGGGGGAAGGTCTGGACGCCGCCTTGTATGACACCCCGCGCGTCAGGACTACGAATACCAGCGGAACGGGACGTGCAACCTGTTCGTCTTCACCGAGCCGTTTCAGGGCTGGCGACACGTGGAGGTGACGGCACACCG